AACACAAGATCTCACAACCACCACAGCACAAGATCTCACAACCACCACGACAACACAAGATCTCACAACCACCACAGCACAAGATCTCACAACCACCACAACCACAGCACAAGATCTCACAACCACCACAGCACAAGATCTCACAACCACAACCACCACAACCACAGCACAAGATCTCACAACCACAGCACAAGATCTCGCAACCACCACGACAACACAAGATCTCACAACCACCACAACCACAGCACAAGATCTCGCAACCACCACGACAACACAAGATCTCGCAACCACCACCACCACAGCACAAGATCTCACAACCACTACGACAACAGCAGCACAAGATCTACCCAATAGTCAAAACGAAGTAACTTCTTTAGAAGACGTATATATAAGAAATAAAATTGTCTCAATTAATGGAGAAGGCGATGATAAAACAATTGTTATAATTGGCAGTGTTTAAATGAACAAATAAATGAACATAGACCCAAAACATTGGGGACCGTCGTTTTGGAATACGTTTCATTACATATCGGTCTCATATAGTCATGACCCAAATTTAACTGTTCAAAACAATATGAAAACATTTATACAATCTATACCAACTCTTTTACCGTGTAAGGAATGTCAAGACCATGCGTTTAGTTACATTAAAAATGCCGATGTAGATAAAGCTGTTAAATCTCAGATGGATCTTTTTACATTCTTTTTTGAATTCCATAATTATGTAAATGAAAGACTCAAAAAACCACAAATGTCTTTGGAAACTGCATTAAAAAAATATGGAGTTGTCGATCGGGATCTTCCAGTATATCAATTGGGGGCGATAGTTATCTTACTGTTGCTCTTATTTTATATAGTGAAGTAACATATATCCATTTAAAATGATTTTTAAAGATTTCTAAATCTTTAAAAAATAAAGAGGCTAAAATGAATCATTTACTAACAGAGGATTATAGAAACTTATTAATGTCATCATACTTTAAGCAGCATGGGTTAATTCATCATCAAATTAGTAGTTTTAATTGGTTTATAAATAAAGGGTTGAAAACGATAATAAATAATGAATCGTGTATAAAACATGGTGATTATACGCTTAGGTTTAACAATATTTATACTGAAAGACCAAATATTTATCCGCATGAAGCTAGAGACGGAAACTTGAGTTATACAGGCACTGTTTATGTTGATGTTGTCGAGATTACTAAATGTGAAGGGAAAACTCCTAAAATATTGGAACATTATCGAGTTCCAATTGCAAAAATTCCAATAATGGTTTTATCTGATACGTGCAACTTAAGATATCACTCGTCAGAAGAAAACGAATGTAATCACGGTCATCCAGATGATAACCAAGGAGGTTTTTTCATTATAAATGGAAAAGAACGAGTTTTAGTAAGCCAGGTCCGCAAAGCGTATAACAAGCCATTATGTTATGTAAAATCTAATTCTCCAAAAGAAGACATTTTAATATGTGAAATGCGAAGTATGTGCGATGAAACTTTTCATTCAAACTGTGTGCAGATTAAAAGCGTCAAAAACAGACTTGTTATATCCTTAAAACTTAAAAAGAAAATAGTAGATGTTCCTGTCGGCGTGGTATTTAAATCTCTTGGGTATTTGGAACACACGTTTCCAGATCTTTTAAATTTGTCCAAAGACCTTGACAAGTATCTTCAAATTCTTCAGCACGACTGTTCCGAAGAATTTGACATTACCGACGACAGCGATTTTGACGAAGAAGATGGAGACGAAGAAAATATTGTCAAGGTGTTTAGAAACATGAGCATATCAGCCGATAAAACATGTATAAAGGATACAATTACGATTGAAGATGTTAAAAAATGTTTGGATATGGATCTCTTCCCACATTTGGGGATTACAGCTACCAAAAAACAAAGAGCACAATTATTAGCATTTATGGTTAAAAAATATCTTTATACTTTAACAAATAAAATACCTTTAGATAGTAAGGATGACTACTGCAATAAAAGAGTAGAAACTGCTGGTGAGCTGTGTTATTTTTTGTTTCGACTCTTGTATAAAAAATTTTTTATAACATGTCACAGTCAGATGAAAAATAGACTTCCAGATGTTCTTAACTTTTTAAGAACATCTGGTATAACAACAGGAATGAATTACAGTTTTTCTTCAGGATCGTGGGGTGTCCAAAGGAATTCTTATATTAGGACCGGGGTATCGCAGGTTGTTAATCCAAAAGTATCAACTATATCTAATTATTCAAGTTTGCGACGAATCGTTATACCTGAAAGAAAAGACGGCAAAGAAGCAAACACGTCCGAGCTTAGGCAAATTCATCCATCTAGCGCGTTTTTTATTTGCCCCGTTGAAACACCAGAAGGCAAAGGAATTGGTACAGTTTTAAATATGGCTTTATTTACTTCAATAACGGTTGGGATTTCAACATGCGAAATTATAGATTTAATCAACACACAGAATCAGCTATGTAATAAAAAACGTCCTTGTAACCAACAAAAATGCTTTCTTATTTTAATTAATGGGACCCCCTACGGGTATGGGCATGAAAACGTCTGTCGTCTCAATTTTATAAATGACATCAATATAAGTATTGTGGTTAATTATAATCTTAACGTCATTGAAATATTTTCAGATTCTGGTAGATTAATTAGGCCAGTATTTGATTTAGGAAATATTTATAAATTTAAAGGAAAAATCGAACCTATTTTTGATTTTTATATATCAAATCGTTTAATAAGGTATATGGATAACAGCGAAATTGTTAGTGCAAATATCGCAATCGAACCGAACGATATTGTATCCAACCCAAACACTAAATATGAATATATGGAACTCCATCCTGTTGGTTTGTTGGGGATCGTGGCCGCCACGATCCCCTTAGCCGACAGAACTCAATCGGCGAGGAACTGTTTTTACTCGAGTATGATAAAACAAGCGATAGGTTATATACCAGGCCATCATCTTAAAACGGAAACGGTATCTCATGTGCTGAACTACCCGCAAAAGCCTTTGGTTACAACAGACGTTGCAGAAATGAATGGTTTAAATAACCACCCAAACGGTATAAATGCGATTGTTGCAATCGCGTGTTACACAGGGTATAATCAAGAAGACAGCATTATTCTTAATAAAGCATCAATTGAAAGAGGGCTTTTTATAACCACGACATTTAATACATTTACATTGCAAGAAAAGAAGAACGGTATGGTAGAGGAAAGAATAGAAATTCCTCCTGATAACATTAAAACACGAGACTGCAATTATGGTCTTTTGCAGGCGAATGGGATTGTAAAATTGAGACAGCAGGTAAAAAAAGGAGATGTTTTAATAGGCAAAGTGACAATCGAAACTCGAAACGAGCAAGAAAAGCTGATTGACAATTCAATCGTTGTCCAAGATGGAGAGTTTGGATATGTAGATAGAATCGTTGATACTGTCGTTGACGGATGCCGGCTTGTTAAAGTTGTAATCGCGCAGACACGCACGCCAGAAATTGGGGACAAATTTTGCTCTGGAATGGCTCAGAAAGGCACGTGCGGGATGGTATTTTCACAGGAAGATATGCCTTTTACGTCTGATGGAATGACTCCTGATATTATAATAAACCCAAACTGTATACCATCTAGAATGACAATCAATCAAATAATTGCAACCATAATGGGTAAATTGCATACACTTTCCCCGGATCCTAAATTTAAAAAAGGCAATTCTTTTATGAACACGCCGTTTTTGTTAAATGATCTGTGCGATGAGTTAAAAGATCACGGATATTCCAGAACAGGAGCGGAAATCATGTATTGTGGTTTTACAGGAGAACAAATAAAAAGTCAGATTTTTATTGGTCCTACTTATTACCATCGACTTAAACATATGGTACAAGATAAAATACATGCCCGATCACATGGACAAGTTACAACATTACATAGACAGCCAAATTCTGGTAGAGCTCGTGGAGGTGGATTAAGATTTGGAGATATGGAAAAAGATTGTATTGTTGTTCATGGATGCACTAAATTTTTAAATGAACGCATGTTTTTATATTCTGACCCCTTTAAAGCAGATGTATGTTCCAAATGTGGAATGCTGTCAAATACAAAAGAGAGATGTCAGTGCGGATCGTTACAAGTCAGGCAGTGCAACATGCCATATGCGTTTAAAAATTTACTACAGGAACTTAATGGTATGGGTATTAAAACAAAAATCGGGTTGGATTTTTAGGGGTTGGATTTTAGTCCCAGAAATTTGAATCTCTCAAAAATAAAAAATCGTATATAAATATGCTCGGATACGTTTATGTCGTAACAACCAATCGTTACAAGCCAAAATCTATTTTTAAAATAGGATTTACAACAAACTTACCCAAACGGTTAAAATCGTTTAACTCCACCCGAATGGACGACGACTTATTTTATTGTGTTAAACATTGGAGAACCATACATTATTCAAAAATGGAAGCCTTTCTGCATGCCCATCTGAAACAATACAGAAAGAATAATGAATTTTTCAAAGTCAACCTCTCCCTTATCGAAAAAGGCGCAAAACTATTTGCCGAAACCAACGGACCGCAGTTCTTTCACGAAGACGTGGTTCTGGTCAATGCAGAACTATATGATGTCCAGTACATCTCCGCAAGTAACATGTTCATATTTTCCGGCACTTCTCGTATAAGATATGCGGACGACCTCCATATGCGCTCAGTGATTTCCGACTGGCTGTCGTGCGTAGACGTGTACAATTTGGTGCGCTTCACGTCTACCGACGTTATTGATAGACTCGTTATGCTTTTAAAGCAGGCCTGCATATCCAAACAAGAACGCTTTGAAAAAGATGAGATTGATATCTCATCATACTTACGCAGATTGGTGCTCGACTAAACGCCAAGCTTTTAAACTTTAAAAGTTTAAAAGCGTTCGTATTGATTTGAGATCGATCACCTCTTTCTTCGTTATCGGAATCTTGCTACATTTGAAGTAGAACGATGTCGACTCCTCGACAAGTGTCCCACGATACTGCGTTGTTTAATGTTCTCGGGTGTATATCTTACAGACTCTAAAAAATGAAAATATATAAAAATAAAAAGAGAAATAAATAATGACAAAGTTTATAAAATTATATTTTGATGCCATTGGATATGTCACTCTGAGCATATCTTCTGTCCAAAATGACTATCGCGAAGAAAATCTATTGCCAATCAGCATTGACAAAGATGACATGACCCTTAATGTTTTTGGAGCAGAAACACTTCACTCGGTTTTCCCCGTCTTTACAACCGAAGAGCCTACATATTTTAAATTTGAACATAATGGCCAGATATCAAACTGTATTAAAGTTGGGAAGAATGATTCAATTTCGTCTTTTATAGTCGAAGATGTAGTTTACGGATTGGAAATACTTGGAAAAGCTAAACAAGACATTTTTGAAATCAATGGAGGTCATTCTTGTAAAGATTTAACAGTCTGGCTTGGAGTAGATGTATGTGAATATATATATGGAGGGTATGATGAAGTAGATTCATGTGCCACTGTAGCTGTGAATGACACATCTACAGATGTTTATGAAAATGTACATTTTCGAGAACCAATTATGAATAAAAGAATCTTCAATTTTTGTTTCAAGTAATTTTTAATGTTTTGAATAACATTAAAAATTAAAAATTTTCTTTCATAGTCCATAAAAATACAACAATTAGCGCAACAAATAATATTATATATCTCAACTGTGACGATTGTGATTGGACGAGTCTAGAGTGTAGCAGATTTTCAGATTGATTATAAACAGTTATATTGTCCATCAACACGGGCGGTCGTTGTTGTACGGCTTTAAAAGCCTTCAGTTCTGGGGGTATTGACACAGTAAAAGTCATTATACCTCCGCATCGATGTTTTTGCCCATGCGAATCAACAATATCAACAATCTTTCCAAACTGAGCAATTTTATTATATGGATACATAGCTATTTTAAAATAACCAGAGTCTCCACCCCATTTTCCACCCCATGAATTTCTACAATACCAGTAGGGAACATCTCCCCGTTTGTCGTTTTCATAAAATATATTTTTAGCTATGCCCCACCCGATAATAGCCACAGCATGTGCCCCGGCATAATTCATACCAGACGCATTCGAGGCTGAGAAAGTTAATTTTTGGCCTTGTATATAATTTCCTTTTTCAAGATAAACGCCTCCATTGGTTTTAGTAAAATATCCAGAACCAAAGTTTTTCATGACGAAAAAGCCCGCGATAACAGGGCCATGCAATAGAATGTGTTTTTTGACAGACGATTGAATATTTTCAGATGATGTTGCTCCTTCTCCGATTGCAAATGTTTTAACATCGTTATTAATTTTAAAATTATAATGTTTAACCGATTCTCCGCCATAATAACACCCGCATTCTGTAGGTACCAAAGATGATAAATTTTGTGCTTGAAAATGTTGAACAGCTTGACCGTTGCATTTTTTGTTCTCCGAACAAAAAGAGTAATCTAAACAATATTTAGACGGAATTCCTGGCCCTTGTGCAATTTGTTGCAATAAAAGGGCTGGATTTCCACCTTCACACTTTCCTTGAGGATAACATGTCAAAGCCCAAGTTGTCGACGGCCTAGGTGTCCAATCGACAAGTCCAGCAACCACGAATGCATCTCCAATTACACTTGTTGTGGACATTGCCCAACATGATCCACATAAATATTGATTGTCTGGAGGCATAATGAGTCCTTTAATTTTTTTAGTTTGAGATGTATCAAACGGATAATTAAATCGCCAATCGTAAACGTCCGGCAACGATTCGGACGTCGTCGTCGATGTCGCATATTTAATATGCAGATCTAAATGGTCTTGGTCTGAATAATATGGAGAATGTTTTAGAAAATTAATATTTGTGTTTAAAGGAGGGATTGTCATGTCTGGGCTTTGCGACCCCCGCTCGTGGGCTTCAACGTGCAGACCGTTAATTATATGAAAGGGTCTTTTTTGTTTTAAATGAAGGTCGAAAGGATCGCTAATTACAATTGTGTTCATTTATTGTTATGGTATTAATCCCTCTGAAAATGCTTTAGGATGCGTTTTGACGAAAGATATTGTGTCAAGGTTAATCAATCCCGTTATTTTCAGACCTGCGTTTCTTTGAAGGGTTTTAACACCCTCTTCAAGCAAAATTGGCGACTTTGCCCATCCAAGATATCCAAACTTATGTAGGTAATCAATTACCATTTTTCTATCGAGGTTGTAGGCGCTCGTTGGCGCCGCTTTGCGGTAAGTGCCGAGGGTACCCGAACCGGTACCGCAAAGCGGCGCTCGAAGGGTACCACAATCCCGCGAAGCGGGATCGGTCGCCCAATCCCTTCGGGATCGGGTAGGCTCGCGCGTTTCATATGCTGCGTTTTGGACACTCATTAATAATATATACATCGTTATTAAATATATGGCGGTATGCATTTATATATTGTGAAATAGCTCTATGAAACTGAAACTATTTAAATAAATATGGTTAAATATAACTATATTTATTTAACAGCAAATAAATGGATCAAAATCGTAGAAATTGTTCTTACGCACCATTGTCTTGTTACAACGCGTCTGGAGATATTAAAGTACCGGTGCCTGTCACCGCCACTCAAGGGTTTTATGTTGTTCCCGATTATCAAACATTTGGATATCAAACTTTAACAGGAGCTAGATCTGGAGCTGGACCGTCGTGTTCAGGATATTTTACTCTAGACCACGCATATGGAAGCTGTGATTCCATGTCTTTTGTGCGCCGAAGCTGTATGTAAATTTAATGCCTCATGAGGCATTAAATTTAATAAACATCGCAATTCGATTTAATAAAAAATCACATTTGAATTGTGATTACATGTGGAACATGTTGGGTTGCAATTGCTTGCACTTCCACATGTTCCACATTGGCCTTTACAGTCGTATTTTTGATCACACAAACATTTGGGTGGGAACCGAGTATTGCCATACTCAAAACAATTGTTCGTCAGATGATTTTGGCGGGGGGCGGTTTGTCTCAAAAACGATTGCGTGAAAGGTTGTAAACCTGGCCGTCTACACCACATTTCAGATTTTGCAAGTGTCTGTATCGGTTTAGGATAGTGGGGGGAGTGGTTAATTTTACTCCATATTTCGTTGTGGAGAATATTCTCCATCCAAGGACTTATATTCATTTATTTTATACTTTATTATAAATAAATAAAATAAGAAATGTCGACTCTCAAAGAGCAATTTACAGAAAAAGTATATTTAAAATATGATAATGGCCAATGGATCAATAGCATTTTATCGGATGTTTATATGTACCTTGAATATTATACTGAAGGCGGCTACGGATCTATTCATAAAATTATGAATAAAACAACCGGAGAACATTTGATACTGAAACATTCATCTAAAAAAGATTTTAGGCATACAAATAATTTAGGGGTCGAAGCATCTTTTATGATGTTGGCATATCAACACTGCGGCGGGTTGAAATTACACGCGTATTATGACGACCACGACCATTATATATTGATAATGCAGCAAGGAGGCACATCTCTTGACAATGTATTTTATTGCCATTCAAGGAAAATAAAAGAGCTTGTTAGGACATCCAAATGCCTAACCAATATGTTTTATAAAAATCATATTCAAACAATTGTTAATCTTATGATCAAAGTATACCATAAGAACAAAGAACTGTATCGTTGCGGAATTCATCACAACGATCTCAAATTAGAAAATATACTATTGTACGACAATGAGGTTACCATCATCGATTTTGGCGTGTCCAAAGCGGTCGAGGACTCTTACACTTCGTACAGAGGCTCTCTTGAATGCGTTCCATATGAATATTTAGCATATGGATCATATAAACCATATGATCAAACACTTTGGTGTTTTGGAGTTATGATGTACATATTGTGTTTTATGGCTCTCCCGTTCAATAAAGAAGAAGATTTGTTAAATGGATATATTGACCATGAAAAACTAAAACGAATACCAGAGGGAATGGCTGCTCTTATATCAGAGTGTTTAAATAAAGATCCGGTAAAACGACCGTTAAATTTACTACAAAGACTAACCGATTTACGTAGTCGTCATCGCGATCAGAAATGAATTTAATAATATTTTTATACGTTGTTTGAGCTCGTTTAGTTCAAGTATACATTTTTGCATTCATACAAGTAAAAAGACAAACCAAAGGAAACCATTTGTAAAAGAATGCGATGTCCAAGTGTTTCTTTCACCAACATAAAACCAAAAGAAACCATAATACTGAATTTAACTCGTTAATACATCCTTTTAATCGTGTTCTCAATTTTAATTCTCTAAAGAGAATTAAAATTCTTCATGAACACTTCGAATATTAGACCAGTCTTGGCATTCGAACCTTTCAGAATCTGGTATTGGAAGAGGTCGACATTGTCGACTGGTTGTAAAAACTTGATTGTTACCACATCCGTGAACACTGATCACTCCTTCATGACACCCATAAAATCTCCTAGGGTCTGTATATGGAGCCCAAAAACTTTGATTGACACGACACTCTGTTGGTCTTGGGCATCCGTTTTGAGGTGGAGGTGGAGGTGGAGGTAGAGGTAGAGGTGCCCCTCCACGAGTAGTATAATCATGGCACCCAAGAATAAACTCCCAATTGTAAAAGTGATCAGTCTGCATAATAGTGACAATCGTTCCATCCCTAACTAAAGGAATTGTCACTGAAAATTCATAATAATTATGACTTGGATCGTCATGAACAAAACAATTTTCAATTGGCAAATTGCTACGTTGGAGTTGCGCAACTGATATTTCTTGAATAAAATTCAATCTATCCCATCTTAAAGCAGACGTGTGAGGATCATGAGCATGATGGTATATATACCATACATGCCTGTGATGTGGAGCAGTTGCACAAAATCTAAATGTGATCTCTTTACGGGGATTTCCATTAACAAGTGTATATTCTTCCTTCATCCATGGTAAAATTCTATCTTGGCTTCGAAAATCTCCATTAACACGATAACCAACCTGTGAACCAGCCGAACAAACTTCATTTAACGACATTAAGCTGCCGTCCTCAAAACCAAAACGCGTGCCATTTCGATTTCGCCCTACATAAGACATTCGAGATATGAATTGAGCTGTCGGTTCGACGTTTCGGTTAACCGAATCAAGGAATGCTCCACGACATGCCGGGTCGGTTATCCCACTTCCATCTGGAGGCCAAAAGATGCCTTGGGCTCTTGAATTGCCGTGAAAACATCTGCTTGGGCGTGTTTGAGGGGAGACCATATATCCATGTCCATTCACCAAAGAGATTAAAGCTAATAAACCAATAAGCGTATACATTTATTTACTGTAAATAAATGTTGAAATCAAGACCACATTCCCAGCTCGGGATTTTATTTCCACTTGGAAATAAAATCTGTTAATGTTGACTTCGGGCGCAGAGAAAAGGTATTGTAGATATTAATATAATCTTTTACGACATCTGACATCAATTATGTCAAATGGAAGTTTGACAAACTTTACCTTTTTTTTAGGAGCGACGGCTTTCAAGACTGGAGGATTTGCTTTTACAACTGGAGGATTTGCTTTTACAACTGGAGGATTTGCTTTTACAACTGGAGGATTTGCTTTTACAACTGGAGGATTTGCT